TCTAGATTCTGCTGCTGGTGGAGGTTCTAGCCCAACATTAGATATTAAGTTAACTGAGTCTGACGCTAGTGGAGGTACTTATACAGACCTCTCAGGAGCTACTTTTACACAAGTTACTGGTTCTGCTTCAATGCAAACACTTGTAATTAACAAAGATACTTCTAAGCGTTACGTGAAGATTGTTCAAACAATCGGTGGATCATCTCCAACATTTACTTTCAGCATCAACTTAGTTGGTGTTAAGAAGTATAGCTAAAAGGTTAGCCCTCAATCGAGGGCTTTTTTCATGGCTTTTACAGAGGATATAGATACTTTCTTTGGAGATTTTTCTGAGGATGTATTCTATGACGGCACTACTTATAAAGGAATCTTAGAGCAGCCTGACGAGATTGTTGCTGATGATCGTGTGTTGAGTACAGATTATGAGCTAACAGTCAAAACAACTGATTTAGGGTCGTTAGTATATGACACACAGATAGAAGTCAGTAATGTCAAGTACAAGGTTAGAAGTGCTAGAAAGATAGATGATGGTACTTTATCTGTAATTTCTTTAATGAAGGTTTGAAATGGCTAGCAAAAGGGAACAAATATTAGCAAAAATCAAAACTGAGTTAGCAGGAACTACAGGTGTAGGAACTCGCATCTACAGGAGCAGAGTTGAGCCAATGACTAGAGGAGAATCTCCTTCTTTAGTCTTAGAGTTTGTAACAGATGAACCTACTATTAACAGTGCAACTTATTTAAAATTAGATTGGACTTTAAGAGTAAGAATAGTTGTTGTTGTCAGGTCACAAACTCCTGATACTACAGCAGATGCAACAGTTGTAAGCTTGCATAATAAAGTTGTTAGTGATCCTACTTTAGGAGGTCTTGCGATTGATGTAAGACCATCTACAGTCAGCTTTGATGTTGTTGAAGCAGATCAGCCAGCAGGAATAATCTCATGTGAGTATGAAGTAGACTACAGAAGTAGTTATAACGATTTATCAACATGATTTTTAACCCTAACAACCCTAAAGGTTTAATATAAAAACACATACCACCAAACAAGGGTGGACAAATCTTAAAAAGAAAAACACCCTACAGAGGTAAAAACCGATGGCACTATTACAAAGAAAAAGAGTAATTCTGATTGAGTCTGAGACTTCTTATGGAGCAGAGCCAAACCCAGCACCTGCTGCAGCAGATGTTGTTTTGGTAAGAGATCTTTCTATTACTCCACAAGCGAGTGATGTGGTCAGCAGAGATGTAGTAAAACCTTACTTAGGTGCATCTCAGCAAATATTGGCTAACACTAGAGTTGAGTGTACATTCTCAGTTGAACTTGCTGGTTCTGGGGCTGCGGGGACTGCGCCTCGTTATGGAAAGGCTTTACTAGCTTGTGGTCTTGCTGAAGCAATTACAGACGAAGACTACACTGGTGCTCCATCTGGTAATGACACAGTTACATATACTCCAGTTTCAACAGGTTTTGGTTCTGTTACTATTCATTACAACGTAGATGGTGTAAGACATAAGGTACATGGTTGTAGAGGAACATTTACGATTAATGGGGCTGTTGGAGAAATACCAACTATAGATTTTTCTTTTATTGGTATATATGTTCCTCCAACCGATCAAGCATTACCTACTATTGCTAGTACCGATTATGCTCATCAAGCTACACCATTAGTTTTTAATCAAGCCAATACAAGTGGTTTTCAGTTGTTATCACATGCAGGGGCATTAATGAATGTAAATGTTGATATAGGTAATGAATTAGTTTATAGAGAACTTGTTGGTGGTGACAAAGAAGTGCTAGTTACTGACAGGGCAACAAGTGGAAATGTAACAATAGAAGCACCTAAGTTAACAACTGGGGCAGGAGCTAAAGATTTCTTTGCAGCAGCTAAAGCAGAAACTCAAGGTAATTTGCAATTTACGCATGGAACTGCTGTTGGTAATAAAGTTCAATTTACAAGTAGTAAGGTAGATATTGGAGATGTAGCTTATGGTGAGTCTGATGGGATAGTAATGCTTGAAATTCCTTATACTTGTGTTCCAGATGCAGCTAATAATGAGTTCAGTCTAATCTTTACTTAATAAGTATTGACTACTGAGGTAGAGTAAAGAAGTATATATTTTAATTTATGGCATTTGTAAGAAAAAAGACAAAGGTGTACTCTTGGCCTGTAGAGGTTAAAACACCTTCTGAAACTAATATTGGCGAGTTTGAAACAAGTAAATTTATTGGTAAATTTAGACGTTTATCAAGAACTGAGTTAAATAATTTTAATGAAGAAAGCGAGTTTAAAGCTTTAGAAAAAGTTTTAGTTGGTTGGGAAGATCTTAATGAGGAAGATGGCACTCCTATTCAGTTTTCAAAAGCAGAATTAAAAAACTTTGCAGAGGATACAGATTTTGTCGCAGGGGTTTTAGATGCTTTTAAATCTTTTTATGCTAATGCTCAAGTGGGAAACTAACTGATGCTGCCTTATATTGGGCTTCGGGTGGCAAACAAGTTGTAGATGAAACACAGAAAGACGCTGCTGCGTTTGGTGTAAAAATCGAGGAGCAACCAAAAGAAGAAACAGATTTTGAGGTATTTGATGAAAATTGGGAGATTGTTAATATGTTCCTTCGTTGTCAAACACAATGGAACACATCTTTTGGAGGTGTAGTAGGATTAAAATATGAGGTATTATTACTTGATGGAGGTCTATTTGACCTCTATCATGTAGATAACCGACAAGAAATGCTAGAGGGTTTACAACTTATGGAATCTGTGGCGATGAGAGAAATTAATAAGGAGAAGAAGTAGTGGCTAAAGTCGAAAAGGTTACTCTTAAATTACAAACAGAAGGTTTTGCCGGAATAAAAGGTATAGGTCAAGATTTCAAGAAATTTAGCTCAACTGTAGCTACTACAAAACCACAACTTGATAGGTTTATAAAGGGGATAACTAAAGTACATGGAAATACTAAATTAAGCAAGGTTGCATTTGAGGGTCAGATAAGTGCAATAAAAAAATTAAAAGATAATGTTGGAATTGGTACTGTTGCATATAAAAGACTTGGAATTGAACTAGATAAAGTAAAAGCCAAGATGGAAGCTGCTACGGCAGCAGCAGCACCTCAAGGAGGGATGTTTCAAAGGTTAAATGCAAGGTTTAAGAAGATACCAGTAGGAGGAAGAGCAGCACTTGGAGCATTGGCTGGAACAGCAACCGCAGGGCTTGGTTCTACAGGCCAACTTGCCTTTGCTGGAGGTGCTGTAGGTGGGCCAGTTGGTGTTGCTATTGGTGCTGGATTAGGGGCTGGAGTTGATGCTGTCAAAGCTGCTAGTGCTGCTGCAAAATATTCAGCGCAAATACAAAGATTAGAAATAGCTTTAAAAGGTGTAACCAAAACTCAAGGTGAATTTAATAAAGCACAAAAAATTATATCTAGTACATCTTTAAGATTAAACGTACCTTTAGGAGCAGCCACTAAACAGTTCACTACATTGTCTGCATCTGTTATTGGTGCTGGCGGTAGTGTAGATGATGCCGAGAAAGTATTTAAAGGTGTATCAGAGGCTATTAAAGCTACTGGTGGAGATGCTGAAGATGTACAATCTGCGATTCGAGCCATGTCGCAGATCTTTGGTAAAGGTAAAGTTTCTGCGGAAGAATTACAAGGCCAACTTGGAGAAAGATTACCGGGAGCCGTTGTTAAATTTGCAGAAGCGAGTGGTCGTACACTACCAGAATTACAAAAAGATTTAAGAGATGGAACTGTTGGTTTAAATGATGTTATGAAGTTTGTTGTCAAACTTAGCGAGGATCATGCTGACGCTGCAAATAAAATGGCTAGTTCAACTGTTGAAGCTGGTCAAAGAATGGAAGTTGCTTTACAAAATCTTCAAAAAGAATTTGGAGATTTATTCCAACCTATTGGAGCAGGGTTTCAGAGTATAGTCACTGGAGCAGCAAATGCGTTAACAGCAGTAGTAAAGTTTTTTAAAGGAACTAAAGAATTAACAAATAGACAAGAAGCAGAAGATTTTGCATTAAAAATGACTCAAAGTCTTTTTGGTGATGACACATTTATTGACTCTGCAAAAAAAAGAATGGCTAGAGGAATACCTTTTAATCCAGAAATGTTAACAGATACAGCTAGAGCTTATTTTGAAACTTCAACAACAAGAAAATTTGCAAGTTTAGAAAAAGGAGATCAACCAACAAATTTTGCAAGTCCAATAGATGAAAGTAAAAGAAAGAAAGATTTAGATCAAATCAAATTAAAGCTTGGTTTAATAACTCAAGAAGAGTTTGATGCAAGGACAATAAAAGCAGAAGCTCTTGTTATTCAAGAAAGGTTAACAGAAGAAGGTATAAAATTTGGAGATAATTTACAAGATATTATAAATAAATTAAAAGAAGGGAAAGATAAAACAGAAAGCTTTGCACAAAAATTTAAAGACCTTGTTAAAGAAACTACAGATCTTAAAACAAAAATTGGAGAACTTGCCTTAGATGTTACGAATAGATTAGGAGATGCGTTTGCTGATTTCTTTATAGAAGGCAAAAAAGGTTTTGCTGATTTAGCAAAATCAGCTATTAAAGAGTTGAATAGAATTATTTTAAAAGCAATTTTTATGAAAAATATTGCAACTCCTGTACTAAAATTTTTAAATCTTAATGCAAATGGAAATGTTATAGAAGGAGGAGAGGTCGTACCAAGTGCTAAAGGTAATGTATTTGCAAGAAATAAAATTGTTCCTTATGCCTATGGAGGCATTGTAAATCGCCCAACTATATTCCCAATGGCAAACGGTATGGGACTTATGGGCGAAGCTGGGCCAGAAGGAATCCTCCCATTAAAGCGTGGAAAAGATGGAAAACTTGGTGTTATTGCTCAAGGAGGAGGGGTTGGTAATATAGTTGTTAATGTTGATGCTTCTGGTACATCTGCCGAGGGCGATGACGAGCAAAGTCAGGCATTTGGAGAATTATTGGGATCAGTTGTAAGAACAACTATTATTGAAGAACAAAGGCCGGGAGGTTTACTAAATAGCTAATGGCAATTTTTCCAACAACAATCAAACCAAGTTTTACTTTTCAAAAAACAGAAAAGCCGAAAGTAAGGGTAACAAAACTTGGAGATGGATTTGAGCAAAGAGTAGTTTTCGGCTTACCAACACAACAAGATGCAAATGAATTTAATGTAAATTTCAAACATATAACTCACGAAGAGGCTAGAACGATTGATGCGTTTTTAAAATCTCAAGCATTACTTGGAGCTAGTTTTACATTTACACCAGAGACAGAATCTATATCAGCAAAAACCGTACAAATAACAGTTGCTAGTGGAACTACTGTTGGTGCTATAGCTTCTAATAATCATGGTATTGCCTTAAATGATTTTATAAATATAACTGCAAGTGATAATACTTCTATCGTTCCAATTGGTAATTATTTAGTGCAAACATATACTAATCAAAATGAATTTAAAATTAAAACTCTAGCTTCAAATACCTCAAATCCATTTAATATTACATACTTACGATCAGGTGCGGGACAATATGCGTGTGAAGATTGGTCTTATACTTTGGAAAACGCTAGAACAGCTACATTAAACGCAAAATTTAGACAAGTATTTGAACCGTAATGTCTATTCCTGTTTCTGATTTACAAGGCTTAAATAATATTTCTATTCTTGATTTTTTTTCAATTGAATTAGTTGAAAACTTGCATTATATTCCTAATAATAAGTTAATGAATTATTCACAAGAAAATCTGGACATATCAATAGTAAACACGAGTGGCATAACAACTCCTGTTGTAGGAGATCTTGTTAATTTAGTATTTACAGGAAATGCAAATATGATTGATGGTTATTATACTGTTTTCGATCAAAGTGGTACTACCTTTAAAGTTAAATCATTAACTAGCCAATCTGTATCAAGTCAAACTAATGGGGTAACTTTTAAACAATCAAATACTACTCCTCCGCTACCTATTACATATTTATTTCATAGCGGTGTAAATTTAAAAGATTCGCAAAGTGTTGTTTGGCAAGGTAATACCTATGACAAATATCCATGCGAAGCTGAAGGCTATACTTATTCAACTAATGGCGCATTGCCAAGACCAAAAATAAAATTTGCAAATGCTTTTGGAACTATTACTTCTTTTTTAAAATCATATAATATTTTTAAAATTGGTGATTTTTCTTGTCCAATAAATTTTGGTGGAGCAAAAATAACAAGGCATAGAACTTTAGCAAAACATCTTGATAGTATTAATTTTCTTAATAATATAAACCCCCTCGGCACACCTAATCCATCAGCAGAATTTGATAAGGAAATATATTATGTAGAAAGGATGATTTCAGAGGATAGAGATGTTGTCGGATTTGAATTAATTTCAACTTTTGATTTAATAGGAGTAAATGCGCCATCAAAACTTGCTAATGAAGAAGATTTCCCCGGTATTGGCAGGTTTATAAATCAATGAATTGGAAAGAAAAAGCAAAAGAATATTCTGAAAAACTTTATCCTAAAGAGGCTTGTGGTTTGGTTGCAATAATAAAAGGAAAAAAGGTTTTTTACCCATGTAAAAATGTTGCAGAATCTACTATGGAATTTTTTGCTCTTGATCCTGATGATTATGCTGACTGTGAAAATCAAGGAGAAATAATTGGTATATTTCATTCTCATCCTGTATCTAGTTCAATACCTTCAGAAGTTGATATTTTAAGTTGTAATTATTTAAAGATGCTGTGGTATATCTACAGCAATAAAGATGATTCATGGAATGAAATTACACCAAAAGAAAATTTAACAAATCCTTTAATAGGAAGAAAATTTGTATGGGGTGTGCAAGATTGTTGGTCATTAATATATGATTGGTATTTATTAAATAAGAATATAACTTTGAAAAAATGGACAAGACCAAAAAGTTTAAAAGAATTTGAAAACAATCCATTATTTGAGAAATGCTCTAAAGATACAGGTTTTAAAGAGGTTACAAATCAAGAATTAAAAATAGGTGACGTAATGCTTATGGAGGGTATGTATAACAAGCTTAGTCATGTTGCTTTGTATATTGGAGATTCAACAATTTTGCATCATACTGTTGGTAAGTTAAGTTGTAGAGAAATTTATGATTTAGAATACCAAAAGATCACAAAAAAAATATATAGATATGAAACTTAGAAAAATAAAAGTTTATGGGTTATTAAGAAAATATTGTGGTCAGTCATGTTTTGAGGCTGCTATAAAAACTCCTAAAGATGTATTTCTTTTCTTAAAAGCGAATTTTCCTGATCTTGAAAATCATATGTCAAATCAAATGTACAAAATTAGGGTAAATGGCGAGACATTAGATAATATAGATTTAAACATTAATGGAGATATAGAAGTTATACCTTTGGTGGTTGGTGCAGGTAGCACTTTTAAGAAAATTGCAATGGTGGTTGTTGGTGTAGCAATATATTATTACTCTGGAGGTTTGGCAGGGACTTTTGGAATAACAAAAGGAGCTACTTTTGCTGAAAAATTTGTGTTTTTAGCTAAGACATTGCAAACTGTTGGGGCTGTAATGGCAGTTAGTGGTATATCTTCATTGTTGGGTTTAGGCCAAGAGTATGGGAACCCGCAAGACCTTGATATTGCAGATCCAAACTTAAGAGCGTCTTATTCTTTTTCAAATATAAATAATGTTGCAACTGCTGGGACTCCAATTCCGATAATTTATGGAGAGATATTGGCTGGGTCTATTATTATTTCATCAGGTGTTGATTCTTTACAAGTGAGAAAAGATATAGGCGGTAGTACACCGTTTAGGTCTTTAATCCAACAAGAGGTGTCAGAGTAATGGTTAGAATTGTTGGCGATCAGTTTTTTGGAAAACAAAATGTTAAAAAGGTAGATTCTAATTTAAAAGAAGATGATATAAAAAGTATTCAGTTTGCAAAAATGATTGATTTATTATGTCATGGAGAAATAGAAGGTATAAAACTTGGAAGTTTATCTCAAAGTTATTCCTATCTTGAAAATATTTTTTTAGATGATACACAAGTACAAGATGTTAATGGAAGGCAAAATTTTTCAGATGTAACAATAGATTTGAGAAATGGCACAGCAGATCAAGAAATAATTAATTTGATAGATGCGATTGAAAACACACAATCCGTAAGTAGAGAAGTTAATAGAAATCCTTACAACACAGCAGTAAGTGGTGATTATTTTATTAACAATTCAAATAGAAGAGCTACTGTTGTGAAACAGGGTAGTTCTGATTCTGAATATAGGATTAGCCAACTCACACTTTTTGGAGATACAAATTCTCAGCAACCAGCAAATTCACTTCTTTTTATATATCAAAGTAATACTCATTTATTTAAAGTTAATGAGTTTGTAAACATAGAAAGAACTACTACAAACTACAGTAGTTTAGTACGAAGTGAAAAAGTGATTGAAGTTGGAAATGCAGAGAAAAATAATAATCCGGGATATAAATATATCATAATAAAAAGACCAGCTAACTATACTGACACTACAACTAACGCACAAAGAACAACTCCTTTAACTGCTGATGTTATGACTAGCGTAGGAGTCTCTACTACGACCAGCAACATTAATTCTTCAACTATAGATTTCGACAAACTTAGAGTTACTTTACAATTTCCTGATTTGAGTAAATTGAACGATAATGGGACAACTGATCCATTGAGCGTTAATTTTAGTATTCAAATCATAGAGGCTGATGGTACAACACATTATCCATTTGTAAATGAAAGTGTTAAAGGTGTAGCTGTGCGAGGCTATACAAGAGATTATGAGATAGATTTAAACACTCTTAGAGCTAAAGGAACTTTTAATAAAAGTGGTAGTCATGCTTTTGAATTAGAGTTTGACGGTAGAGATATAAAAAATCTCCAAGGAGGTCAAAATATAAATATAAAATTTTTAGATGGAAATAATACTTTATTTAACAAGACGATTGAAAATGTACAATTAGCAGCAGCTAGTACTTATTCCGAGTTGTATGATAAAACAACTTTTTCAACAAATATTAATGGGGATGCTTTAGGACTTACTGATGAAGAAATGTTCTCTAACGATGGTCAACTTAAACGTATATTTAATATAGGAATAAATAGTTTGCTTTCAAGTTTTCCTTTAACTATTAAAGTTGTAAGAAATGATTTAGATGAAACTAATGCTAAATTTAGAAATAAAATTGTTTTTCAATCATTCACTGAAATAAAGTCAGAGCAAAGACCATATAATAATTTTGCTTTAGCTGGTTTACGATTTGATGCTGAACAATTTGGTAGATACCCAAGTAGAAAATATTTAGTACAAGGAACAAAGATAAGAATACCAGCACCAGACTCAGAGGGTAGGACTCCCGAAGTAATTAGAACTGAAAAAAGATCACGTGAATTAAACTTAGGCACTTTTGGAACTATAGAAAACTTTAATTTTATTTATTATCCCCCCGGTTATATTTTTAACGGTACGTTAACAACAACAAAAGTTTTCACAAATGATCCCTCGTGGATATTATTTGATTTACTTACAACGAGTAAAGGTTTTGGAGAACATATACAAGAAGATAAATTAGATATATATAGTTTTTTTGAAGCGTCAAAATATAATTCAGAGTTATTAACATTATCTGACGGCACAAAAGAGCCTAGATTTGCTTGCAACGCAATACTAGGTCAAAGAAAAGATGCTTATCAAGTCATAAGAGATTTTTGTTCAAGTATGAACGCTGTTCCATTTTATTCTGTGGGTTCTTTAAAACTATCTCAAGACAGACCAACTGATGTAAGTTATGTTTTTGGCTTGGCAAATGTCACCGAATTTGGTTTTGTTTATAACAGCACTGCACAAAAAACAAAATTTACTCAATGTACAGTTTCATATTTTGATAATGAAGTTCAAGACCTACAAATAGCAAATGTTTTTTTAAAAGATTTACATTCTAATTTAGCAAGCGTAGAAAATGCTTTTGGAAAAAATACAAAAAACCTAAAGACTTTTGGGTGTACATCAAGAACTCAAGCAATTAGGGCAGCAAAGTGGTTTTTATTAACACAATTTACAAGAGGTGAAACAGTATCTTTTTCAGTAACAGTTGAAGCAGGCGTGATTGTTAGGCCGGGACAAGTAATAGCTATCCAAGATCCTCTAAAAATGGGAGATAGAACAGGTGGTCGTATAGTCTCGGCAACTACAAATAACGATAATGATACGACTGTAATAACAGTAGATGACGTTGAAAAAACAAATCTAAGCAGTACTGGAACAACAAGTATGCAATTAACAATTGTTTTAGATACACCAGAAAACGAAAACGATCCTAATTTAAGTCGTAAATATGTTGAAACAAAATCAGTATTGTCTGTCGATCTTGCTCAAAAAACTATTACCACTGATAAATTTAGAAGTAATCCATTACCAAATACTTATTATGTAGTTGATAGGCAAGTTAATAATGTATCTTCTTTACCTAAATATAAAGTAATTAGTATTTCAGAAGGGAAAAATGATGGCAGTTATAGTGTTACAGCAGTTTTATATAATGAATTAATTTATTCAATAGTAGAGTCTGTTGATGCAATAACAGTTGAACCTGTTAAAACTGTTATAGATTTACCATCACCTCCTACAAATTTAGATGCTGTTGAAAATATTATTCTTCAAGACAATAGGGCTACATCAGTAATTAATGTTTCTTGGACACCTGTTAATGGAGTTAAAGAATATTTATTAGAGTTTAATGTAGATGGTGGAAATCTTAAAAGAATTAAAACATCAGAAATTAGTTTCGATATATTTAATTCTAAGAAAGGTAATTATGAGTTTTCAATAAAATCTATAAATGCTTTTGGGCAACAAAGTAATGATGAAGCGCAAATAATAAAAGAATTTCAAGGTAAAACAAAAGCTCCTAGTAATGTTTCAAATCTTTTTGTTGAAGCTGTTAGTGATGAATTAATAAAAATTAAGTTTGATAAATCTACGGAGCTTGATGTTTTACATGGTGGATTTGTTGCTTATTGCTATGACAGTAATACTGATGGCAGTGGAAGTTTTTTCCTTGATAATGATACATTATCTTTTCCGGGAAATTCCTCAGAAATTATTGTCCAAAATCTTCCCGGTGAGCATATGCTTAAATTTATTGATGATGGAGGTAGAGCAAGCTTGAACTCTACGTCAATAGTTATTAATACAACTCCAGCATCAAATGTTCAATATAATGACATAAAGAAACAAACAACTGCAATTGTACAAACTATTGCAGAACATACTACTAGCCCTAAATTCCAAGGTTTCTCCGGAATACCTCTCTTTAACACCGAATTTAATTCGTTACTTGATGCGTTGACATTGACAAGTACTGGAGTAACAAGTGGATCGGCAGCGTATTTATTTAAAGATATATTAGATTTAAAACAAGTTGCAACAGTTCAATTAGAAAAAGTAATATCTGCGGAAGGAATATCAAATGTAAATTGGGATGACCATGTTGGAAATGTAGATACATTTAGGACTTGGGATCAACTTCCTAGTTCTGAAACATTTGATATTTCCGTAAAAGTAAAAGTACAATCTACAAATAATGCACCCGCAAATTCATCAAGTTATGTAGTCAACGATTTTAATGGTTGTCCGTTTGTTGAGGTTACTAACTCTACATTTAGAGGTCGAGGATTTAGATTTGTTTTAGAGTTATTTTGCAGAAATTTAAATCAAAATATAAAAGTAAAACAACTTGGGTGTAATGTGAAAATCAATAGAAGGACAGAGACTAGCATCCAAACATTAACCACATCAAGCAGTCAAGATACAGTAGTTACTTTTGCTAAACCATTTTTTGCTGGTGATGCTTCTTTAACTATTGGAGCAAATTTAAAGCCTCATGTGGAAGTAACAGTTTTAAATTTAACTACAGGAGATACTTTATCAGTTACAAGTATTACAAATACTAATTTTACAATTAATGTGTTAGATAGTAATAGTCAAAGAGTCGCCCGTAACTTTACTTTTGTTGCTATTGGTTACGGATAAATTAGAATGTATAATAAATAAAAAAATAAAATGTCAAATAATAATGACTATGTAATATTAAACGATACAGGTCAAGAAGTTCGTTTAGATATACAAGATGCTCTTCAACAGTTAGCAAGTAATAATTTTGGTACTACTCCTCCAGCTAATGCAGTTTTTGAACATCAATGGTTTGCTAATGGAGATACGGGCAAGTTGATGTACAAAGATGCAAGTAATAATAATGACGTAGCAAACTATTTTAATTTAGCGAACTTAACAGGAGGTCTTTTTGTAGATCAAGCTAGTACTTTCAATAATGATGTTATTTTAAAAGGAACTCATGCAAGCGGTTCATTTGATATTACCTTTGATGCTGATAATACAAATGGGTTTGGTGCTTTTGTATTTAGTGATGGTGCAAGGGCAACTTTTGGTACAGGTGAGGATTTGCAAATTACACACATTTCTGGGGTAAATTCGATCTTTTCCAATACAAATACTCCAATTTTAATTTCAGCAAAAAAAGCTACAACTTACGGTTTTAATTTTAGAATACAAACTTCCAGATCGGATAATCAAAGTTTGTTTGATGTTGCTTACGAGGCAATACAAGATGGTGGTCAAAAGCTCTACTTTGATGGAGGTACTACCCCAAAACTAGCTACTACTGCAAATGGAATTGAGGTCACTGGATCTATTACTGCAACTGCACAACCTGCTTGCCTTTTAATTGATCCTGTAGATACGGACATCACAAGCACTAACGAATCTACTCCTATAAAATTTAATACTGAACAAACAAATGTTGGTTGTACTGTTAATACTGACAAAGATCGAATTACAGTACCTAGCAGTGGAACATATTTAATTTCTGTTTGTTTGTCAGGTATAAAAACTAATGCTACAAGTGATACTGATAGAATTTTAAAAATTTTAAAAAACGGTAATGATGCTGTGAATAAAGATGCGTTCCCAAGAGATCCTTTTGGTACTAGTAGAAATAATGAAAGTTTTTCACATATTATAACTATGCCTTTAGTGCTTAGTGCAAATGATTATTTAGAATTATGTTTTGAGGGAGTAGACAATGCCCTTGCTACAGTTAAATTTGGTTATTTTTCTGTTACAAAATTAAATTAACATAAGCTATCCTTAAGATAGTTGGTATTTTATTATGGCGATTAAACCCGGTACATATAATTTTACGTTACAGCGTAGATCAGATCATAGTATTCCCTTGTTATTTAAAGATAGTAATAATGCAGCGATTAATCTAACAGGATATACAGTACAGGCACAAGTTTGGGATCGAGATAGAAATATAAAATATGCAGATTTCACGACAACTTATACTGATCGTGCTACTGGGTCTGTTGCTATATCTTTAACTGATGTCCAAACCGAAACATTTATAACTGATAAATTATATTATGATGTTTTATTAACTAACCCTGCGGGGTTAAAAGAATATTATTTAGAAGGTATCATTAGTATAAGCGAAGGATACACAGCATGAACACTGTTACTGTTACTGAGACAAAAAATACAATTTCAGTAAATGAAACTACTAATACTGTAACTATCCAAGAAGGTCAAGCAACAGTTGTAACGGTAGCGACAGAAGGGCCACAAGGCCCAGCTTTTGCTGATGGTGATATAGGTGATATTGTTATTAGTGACGGTGGAACGGTAGCAACTATAGATGCTGGAGCTATTAATAATGCGAAAGTAGCTAGTAATGCTGCTATTGCTGGAAGTAAAATTAATCCTACTTTTACCTCAAATATAAGCACTTCTGGAACTATAGCTGCTAATGGAGGTTCTATTTTTGTCACTGGTACTTCTCCAGCAGTATTCTTTACTGATACTGACAATAATCCAGATTATTATTTACAAGATCAGAACGGAACTTTTAGGTTAGTTGATAATACAAACAGTGCTGAATTATTTACTGCAAATGCAACTACTTTGGTTTCAAAGGTAAACCATGATTTTAGTGCTGGTATTGATATAACAGGAAATATTACTGTTTCTGGAACGGTTGATGGTCGTGACGTAGCTGCTGACGGTACTAAATTAGATACGATTCAGAGCAATGCTACAGCAGATCAAACAGCAAGTGACATTAAGACTCTTTTAAATAGTGATGGCATTTCTAACTCACAGATAAGTGGAAGTGCTGCAATAGCTGGAACAAAGATCTCACCTGATTTTGGAAGTCAAAATATAACTTCTACTGGAAATATTAGTGCTAATGCTGTTAGTGGTGCTTCTTTTAGTGGTAATGGTGCGAGTATAACTAATATTAATGCTGCGAATATAGCGTCAGGTCAAATTGCTTCAGCAAGAGTTCCAATACTTAATCAAAATACTACTGGATCTGCTGCGACACTTACTACTGCAAGAACTATTGCTGGTGTCAGTTTTGATGGTTCTGCCAATATTGATATTTCTTACGCAAACTTAACTAATAAGTTAACTGTTGGAGATGGTGGTCTAACACAAAATAACTTTACTAATACTCTTAAAACAAAACTTGATGGAGTAGAAACTGGAGCTACCGCAGATCAGACAGCAGCAGAAATTTTAACTTTATTATCTGACCAGAATATAGCTACAACTGGAAACCTAACAGTAGGCGGCGACCTCACTGTCAACGGAACGACCACAACCATAGATACAAGTGTGCTTACCGTAGAGGATATCAACATTGAACTTGGCAAGGTATCAACTCCTACCGATACTA